TCAACAACACGCTCCTGATAGCCTTACAGCGCCCTGACGCCAGTCTGGTCGCAGGATTTTTATCCGAGAAATAGGATAAGTAGCCATATGCTTTGTTCATAGTTATCCTCCTTAAAATCTGTTTTATAGAAAAATCCGAGAAAACGCAGGTTGTTTTCTCGGATAACTTTTTGCATCGCCACTAAGTTTATTTGTATAAAAATGGCAATGCCTGTGCTAACGGTTTAGGTGACGCTTCCACATTTTTTTCAGGGATGGGTTTCCCACGTTCATCAAGATACTTATTTGCCAGCTCAGGTGTCACCTGTGCGTAGATAGTTGTCGTTACGATGCTTGCATGGCCAAGAAAAGCTTTTATCGTAACAAGCGAATCTCCTGCTTCAAGCATATGGACTGCTATCGAATGCCTGAATGAATGAGGGGAATATCCTTTTTCAAGAAATTTGTCTGGATGTTCCTGCCTACAGGCAGCCAGATATTTTCTTACAATTCCCTCCACACATGATATCGACATATGCTCATTTGTGCGGCTTGAAAAAAGATGCCTGTCCTGTACGCCGGGATCATTTGGGCAGAAACCCCGGCTTTTCATATAGCCTTTTAACAAAACCGTACAGTTTTGGGGGATGGTGACAATCCTTGACTTGTTCCCTTTTCCGGTAAGTTTTATTTTTGTCGGTACAGAGAAGGAAATATCTTTTATTGTGATATCACAGAGTTCCTGTGCCCTGGCGCCAGTTGCATAAAGCACGCTCAGCAGGGTTATATCCCTCTGTCCGGTCAATGTATTGGTATTTGGCGCAGAAAGGATGATGGACACTTCCTCTTTGGAAAAATATTTGATGGAAGCGTTTTTCGGTTCTTTCTTTTTCGGGGTTTTTACCATTGCCGTATAAAAAGGCATGGATGCCGTAAAATCCTTGTCCGCCGCATATTTCGCAAATGCCATGAGCGCAGCCCTCCGCAGGTTCCGGGTTTTCACCGTACAATGCCGCTTCTCCTCCAGATACGCAAGGAAACTGTCAACAGTCCCGCCGCCGAGCAGCTCAAAAGTCACTTTGTCCGGCTGGATGTCTCTTTCATCTGAGAAATATGCAAACAGGAGCCGGAATGCATACTGGTACGCTTCCAGGGTGTTGGCGCTGACCCCTTTGGAGGATGGGCGATAATCTGTGAAGAATCCCTCTAATAATGGCAGTATTGATCCTTTTTTCATTCGAAATCCACCTCCGGGAAAATATCTCCTATGGACTGTTCCATCCTCTCCTGTGAATCTTTATATAAAGTATAGTCTGTAGCAAGATACCTTTCCGTTTCCAAAAGCGACCTGTGCCCCAGGTATGCAGAAAGGTATGGGACAAACTGCTCCAGCGTCCGCCCTTTCGATTCTGCCTGAAGGAAGGATTTATAAGTAAAATAGTGCCGCAGGGTATGCGGGGATATTCCACGCCCATACTTTTCCTGCCGCCCATTGCTTATTCCCGCCTGTTCCATGACTGACAGGAACCAGTTACGGAAAGTCCATCCCAGGTAAGGTGTACCGGGAACACGGTCGCTTTCAAAAACATAAACAGAATCCGGGTTTTCAGAAAGCCTGCGTTTTTTATATATTTCCAGCAGGCTTGTCAGGGACGGGTCCATCGGGACGTCACGCTCCTTATCATTTTTCGCTTTCCTGATGTGCAGGATCCCTGTCCCAGGATCTGCATTTTCCCAACGGAGCGCAAGCGCTTCCCCAAGCCGCAGCCCGCATCCGTAAAGAATGCGCAGCAGCATAGGGAATGCCCGGGATGACTTTGTGCTTTCACGCTGGTTCCCTAAAAATTCATCCGCCGCATGGATGATTGCAAGGAACTCGTCATCAGTAAAAGTATAAGGTATAAAATCAGAATGTTCCCTCATGTACTCAGGCTCAAAAGCCGGGATTTCCAATGCCGTCAGGTATCTGGAGAATACCCGGATATGGGTTATACGCCGGTTTTTTGACTGCGGCTTGCAGGACAGGGAATCCAGCCAGCTGCCCACGGTTTCCTCTGCCAGCGCCTTCTCCTGTCCGGGAATTTCCGAGAGAAAGGCGTCAAGGGACTTAAATGTCGCCTCATATCCCCGTGTCTGCTGTCCGGCATCTCGGATCATGCCCAGGAAACTTTTAAATTCTGATGCAAAAATGCTTTGAAATATATACGCCATAAATTCATTCCTCCTTAAGGTAATCTGCAAATTTTCCGCCTGCTTCCGGCACTGGAAGCGCGCAGGAGCGCAGGCTCTCCGTTGAAAGCGCTACATAATGGGATATCGCTGCGTTATCTTCATGTCCCAAAAGCCGGCTTACAGCTTCTAAAGGAACATCCTCGGCAACCAGTTCACTTGCGAAAGTCATGCGCAGTGAGTGCGAGCCGTGATGGCGGCCTTTCGGAGCTATCCCAGCCAGCTTGAAATATTTGTCAGCTACTACTGAGACTACAGACCTAAACAGCTGCGTTTTCCTGTAAGTAAGGAAAATGTATTGCTCATCTGTCTTCTGTCGTCCTGTTTCACGGCCGGAATAATAGTACTCGGCATTGTTGTACCAAGTACCCTTAAATAAGCTCCACAACTTGAATACAGTCGCATTTTGCGTACCGTAATCGATGCTGATCCATTGCTTTTCCCAAACGGGTTCTTTTGGGATGTCGACCACCATTTTTTCCCGGTCAAAGTTGTCATAAACCAAGCCATCGGCCATAGCCCACTGTCCCAGAATGTATCGCAGATAAAACACGCCGGAGTACATAGAGTCGTAGCGCCTTAGCGTTTCTTCAGACAGTGAAGGATTATCCTTCATCAAGAAATGAATCCGGATCGCATTCTTCTTTGCCAACTGATCTATCCACTGCAATTTGAACCAATGATACGGTGAATCCGGGTTACAGTTGAACCACGCTTTTGACCCTTCGACAGACAGACGGGATGTCGCTTGTGCCACGAAACTTTCCGGCATCAAAGCAACTTCATCAAAAAAGAACCCGCCCAAGGTGATACCTTGAACCAGGTCCTGGGATGCTTCATTAGTCCCGCCAAAAAGGAAAAAGTAGTTCGTTTTCCCGTTTTTAGAAACCGTCAACATATTTTCTGATTGATTATCCTTAACGTGGTAATGCTCAGAGATAAGCATTCGTTTTAGATCTCGGATAACGTTCCGGCGAAGTGATCCGATCGTTTTTCCGGCCATCCCAAAATTGACGCCATCGAAATTCATCATCGCCCAGCGAACGTAAGAAAACGACATAATAACTGTTTTCCCAGCACGAACAGAGCCATCAGCTATGATCGCGAACTTGTCTTTATACTGCGGTGATTGCCACCAGAAAAGCACCTGTAGCTGTTTTTTCGAGAAAGGTTTGAACGTGAATTTGACGTTAAGCTTCGATTTCGTCTTCATCGCCAAAAACTCCCTTCATCCCTTCAGCAACAGCACTTGCCAGGTCGTCTGTTCGAACTTCGTCTTCATCAGTTCCAAACTCTTCTTGTCTAATTTGTACTTCAAAAGCATTGAGCATTGCTTTAGCTTCAGCTGAATCTGCGTCTGCTTTGAGCTTGCGAACTTGTTCTGCGACGAGTGGGTCGTTACCTGGATAACGTTTCATGATTTCTCTTGCTGCGCTGATACGAGTCTTCATGTCCGCTTCTTTTTTCTCTTCAGCATAGCTTTTGCCAAACTGGACAAAAACTGTTTCTTTCGTCTCGCCACGCATGACAGCAGTTAAGAACTCTAACACTTCTTTTGCATCTGCGATCTTATGAGACTCGATCTCAGCCATTTTAGCGTCTATATAGGCTTTTATGTTGGGTTTTGTTAGGTTCTCAGCTCCTACAAATCTCGCTGACTTATCCGAATAACCAGCTTTTATTGCTGCCTGCGTTGCATTCCCGGATTTAAGATACTCATCAGCGAACGCTTTTTGCTTAGGTGTTAGCTTCTTCACATCATTTCACCCACCTCCGATTTTTTAAGTAAAATAAAAAGCCAGCCTGTTACAGCTGACCTGAATTAATTATGATTTTCATTTTCTCGTGTTTTGCTTTGTGATATATCATCGTTACTTGAAAGTTGCGTTATATTATTCATAAGAGAACCTGCTAAAGTTATGAAAGATCCTCCACTGAAGTGAACCCATAAAGTTGG